TGTTTTCTTCAACTAACACTGTAGCTGCTCTAGCGGTAAACTCTGTTTGATCAAGTTTTGAGAAATGCCATTGCTGGCAGCGACTGTGCAGAGCGGGCACAATCATATTAGGGTTATTACAGGTTAGAACAAATCTAGCGTAGTTTGAATATTCTTCTATGATACCTTTCAAAGAATCCTGTGCCTGCGGACTCAGACGATCTGCTTCATCTAACAGTACTACCTTGAATGAACCCCAAGCAATACTGCTGATAAATGGAACTATCTTGTTACGGATGAAATCAATACCTGTTTCTCGACTGGCGTTTACTTCTAGTACATCAGCATCTTCAATTTCAATTTCGTTAACTAAAATTTTAGCCATAGTGGTTTTACCAATACCTGGCGGACCACTCAACAGCAGATGCGGAATACTTTTTTCTTTAATCCATGTTTCGACCTGTTTCCGTTGCGCAGAATCGCGCCATACATACCCTTCCATCTTTTTAGGACGGTACTTCTCAACCCATAGTTCTTTCATTCTTTTGCCTTTGTGATAATGTCTTGTGTTATTGTACTATTTTTACTGTCGATAAGCGAGAACTCATGTAACCGATCAGCACACTTACGTATGTCGTCGTGCAGTTGTCCCTGTCCGACTTCTTCAGCAACAGTTCGTGCGATGTCGTGCAATGCGATTACCGCATCGACTAATGCAATATTCCTCATACCAGCTCCTCAATGATGCCTAATACTTCTGCCATTATAAAACAAACACCTGCCATCAGCAAATTGCCTGTGATCAAACAGCCACCCGCTACAATGCGAACAGCACTCTTTACAATGCTGACATAAAAATGTCCCTTGCTTGTATCTTTAGGTTGAACTTCCATTAGTTAGTCCTTTATTAATTTCGGCAGCAATTACACGTTGTCGTAGTTCGCTGGTTGAAAAGTTATGTTCACGTTTATTGAAATAAAATTCAATTCTGCGATCTACACATTCCCGTCGTCCTGTGAAATCTTCGTTTTCATATTCCTGTCCTAGTATTCTAACATTAATAGGATAAGAAAGCAAGATGTTTACAAGGTCGTCTTCTGTTTCATAGACAAGGATTTCGTCAATGTACTTACAGGCCTTGAGTTGTTCGTAGCGTTCAAACACACTTTGAACTGGTTTGTTTTTAATACCGGGCCGATCAATAGTAGGATCAGTTTGTAACCCTACAATCAAATGATCGCATTGTGTTTTTGCTTCTTTGAGCATCATAATGTGACCTGCGTGAAACAGGTCAAACGTTGAGCAGGTAAATCCGGTTTTCATTTTCTACTCAAAAACGGTTTTAAATTAGGCGGAGTCCACCCGTCAGGCTTGAGCACTTTGCCATCTTCACGTTTGATTACTTTACCGGTCTTTTTATCAATCTTGGCAAAGTTTGTATTCATAACTTCTTTCCATGCACCTTCAGCATCAAATCCGGCTGAGTGAATAGCACCTATGGTCACAACCAGCATGTCAACGAGCGCATCTAGAATTTCTACACGATCCTTGTTGATGATAGCTTGATTGAGTTCTTCGGCTTCTTCTTCAATCAATCCAAGATACATGTTGAATTGATCTGTGTTTGCGGAGTCTACTGCTTGATCGCAGGCCCGCATAAATTTTTCTTGATCCCGAAACGGATTAGTCATACACACCTCTTAAGATTTTAGTATCTTAATTATGTGCTTTTTTTCTTGTTCTGTCAACCACTGCTGTTCCAATTCTCCGAAATGTGGAGACTTAGACAGTGCTTGATCTACAAGTTGTTTGATCTGATAGAGGTCTTGCTTGCAATTCCATTGTGTGAAACCGTCGTTGTACGGACTAGAGATTTCTCTGGCAAGACTGTGTACCTGGGAAGTGATATCACCCACTTCCCAGTTTTTCTTAAAACCCATTAGCTGATCTTAGACATGTTACCCGGCATAAAGTCTTCAGGATTAATATTCATACTTGATCCGTTTGAAAACTCTTGCCCAATATAGAAGTCATTAGGTCTTTCGTCGGCAATTGCTATAACAGCCTTTATTTCAACTTTTTGAAATTCTTTCTCGCCGTCACCGTCGTTGATTTTGATCTTACGAGTCCAGCGACCGTGTTCAATTAAAATCCACTGACCCGGTTTAACATTGATCTCGCATTCAGTTCCAACCTTATAGACCTGTGCCCATCGAGGTTTAACACCGTGTGCCTTACCGTCATCGCTTTGGATAACAATGCCACCCGCGGTTTTCATTTCGCCCATGTCCATTCCAATGACAAGAAGGTCCTTTGACAAAGGACGAACTTTCATGTGTCGTGCTTCGAAATTAAACATAGTTACCTTATTTCTTGTTGCTGCGAGCAGCTACTTCTTCATGTAAGGCATTGGGATTCTGTGCATAGTAATCTGCTAACACTTGTTCGCGTGTGCGTACTACTCTGCCGCCCTCGCCGATTTCGTCACCGCGAGCGTTGACTTTCATATTACCTACAGCTGGAGTTTTTTCAAATCTCAAGCTCATCTTTTCCATGTCAATTTCTTTGCCTCTCATAGAGGTATAAGTTCTTCCCATTTTATTCTCCTTTAAAGAATTCGTTAATCGGTAGCTTGTATTTAACACTGTCTATTTTATGTACGCCAATTATGAATAGCACATAACTGGCTACAGAACTGCCTCTACCTACTCCCCATACTATCCGGTTGTTTCTTAATGTATCTACCATATATTTCATTGCTCTCAGTACAGGCAGCAGATCGTGTTTCCTATATAGATCAAGTTCTTGTATTAATCTATCATAATTCTGTTTTGGACACTGACTTACTAAAAATTCTTCTATGTCCATGCATTGATATTCTTTGGGAATGAACCATTCAGTGCAGTCTACGCCATTGGGAGGAATTGGATAGTTTAAATGCTCTTGATGCAATCTGTTCACATACTGTGAAAGATCATCAGAGGTCTGACAATGTTCCAGTATGTCTGGACCATGCTGCATTACACCTTGGATAAGTTGTTGAGTTGTATTAGTCCACATTAATCAATTGACCTAAATCACCATCTGCCTGTTTCAATTTTTGAGCATGTCTCTTTGCGAGTTCTTCTCTATATATTGTAACAAAAGTAGATAGCTGTGTCAAGAGATCTCTACTGCCCATTCTTGCGGCAGCATAATATTTCTTATTCAATTCGATGAGGCGATTTTCAATATCTTGATCTTTATACTCTGACAGATCGCCGCTCAGGGGATGGAACATTAGCTGTATAATCCTAAATAATTCATCCAAATTACAGTAGCACTGTGTTGCCAAACTTCGATGATCACTGGGTTTGTATCAGATGTAACTGTTACTGACCCTGGGAATCCTGGAGACTTTTTAATCACGGTACCGCCTGTGGTTGTGAATGTTATGGTTCTAGCAGACCCATCTCCGTACAGTTCTAGTGTGGCTTTGCCAATCTGTCCAAGGCCTGTAAGATCTACCGCTCCGGTAGGAAATTCTGTGAATGACAAACTGGTGTTTGCTCCGACCTTCACTACATGATACATAGCCTGTTTGAAGCTGATATCCTGAGTGCCTGCAACAATAGCAGACCCGTAATCTTTTTTACGTAGATAAGCATCTTGTAAAGTAAGAGACCCTACTACATTATATAAGAAATCATTGTCTTCATCTGTGCGGGCTGCGTTGTCCTGCAGGTCAGTGATTTCAGTTTTGGCAGTTTCAAAGTTATCTTTGATAGTACCGAAGTTATCTCTAAACACCTGTGTGTCGTTGTCCTGTCCTGCTACAGGAAAGTTTTCGTTTATTGCTGCAAAATTAATAAGGCTTGTCACGGTAGTTTTTCTCCACGTTGCGGAAATGCAAGGTATTTATCCTCTATTTCTCCGTCTATAATATCTATTATATAACGATCTGCTAAAAAGTCAATGGTTTTGAAGTCAAATCCGCTGGCTTTAATTCTCGCAGCAATATTTTTAGCAGCACCTGGAATACAATAGCACAACGGCAACGCCTTTGTGTATCCGGTTTCAAAAGCTGCTTCTGTCTGAGTGCTGCGCATCCATAGCGGTAGAAACTCTCGATCACGATCTCCTACTGCTTGTATCTGCTTACGCATGTTCTTGATTGAATTAGGGAATACTCTTTGATGATCACTGTCGCTGACAAATGGAATATCACTGTCTACTCTGATACTGTCATAGCTGATCAATACCTTGCTGTTGATATTATTGGGCAAATTCACAGTTTGGCTGATGCTGCGACCATCTTTTTCTAAATCATCAATGACATCAATGTACACAATTTCGTACACCACTTCCTGGGTTACAGGATCTTTGGCTTCACTTACTTTAACATTGCCAAATTTTAAACGCTTGTGATAATGATTACGGCTCATAGCCTGTACATATTTCACAGCAGCGACACTTTCTATACCTGCGTATATTAACACTCGGAGATCTGTTTGTACTCCGAAATTTGAGTCACCATACCGATACAGATCAGCAGGTTTAAAGATAGTCGCATCGGTAATAAAATTATACCATGCTAATCTTTTAGATTTAGATTGGAAGGCTCTGACATAGAGGTTGGCAAAAGTTTGATTGTTCTCAACACGCACTGCAAGATTGAACGTGCGATTAACAGTGACAAAATTCACACTGTCTCTTGCTCGTATAGTGAATGTGAATTTAAGATCAAAAGTAGTAGCAGCACCGTCAAATATTGCAGAAAAATCTCTACTCAATGTGGAACTGTCTTCTGCAGGTGCAAGGCTATCTGATCGTTCAAAAAATCTAGTTAGGCCGGGGCCAGCATCGTCTGCAAACTGTTTGACCTTGCCTTGAAGTATTCCAGTAGGCAAAAATGTCAAGCCCGGCGGTAGTGTACCTGATACAAATTCATAAGCTATTCTTCCGCCATACAACAGACTGGTTGCTTGAATGTATTTTTCACTGGCAGTGTTGGGTTTGATAGTGCCCAGGTCACTGTCTGTGATCCATTCAACTGCACTTTCGATTTCACCAATTACAGTAACAGTGAATGTTTTTTCTGTTTTTGATGTACCTGCTCGCCAATAGGTTTCATCTGTGGGCAGTCTGTTGAGATGTGCCTGCACACAGATGTATGTAATGCCTAAGAATTCTATAGCATCATTGATTTTATAATTGGTAAAGTTATTCCATGAGCCTTTGTACACATATGATATATAGGCCAGTGCTGCTGGGTAATTAACTGCACGTATTGTGAATTTATAATCTCTTGAAATTCTTGCTTGGTACGGCACAGATCCAGCAATATCACCTGTAGATGTATCCAACGCCATGCCCGGAGGCAGTGCGCTCTGTGAACCATCTGGATTAGTAGGCAGTAAAAAATATGTAATAGTACCGCTTAGAGTCGGTGGATCGTACACATCTAGGAATATAGTCACATAGTTGTTGGCACGGAAGCGGCCTAGCTCGCTGCCAGTGATCCAAATTGGTACACGGGCGCTGCTAGAATCTGCTTGGAATATGTTGGTGTCGACCTGTACGATTGAGTTGTCTGCCTGCAAGAATTCTTCAGTAACCACATATATCTTAAACAGTCTGGTTTCTGTATACACTCCATCAGTGACAGCCACTATGAAATTGTAGATCCTGCTAAGTCGCCTTGGAGTTCTACTGGGTTCGTTATAATCAAATGTAAAACTATCAAACACAAATGTGTCGTAACCATTACTGCGAGCTTCTACAAAGTCTATGGGGAATACGTCTAACGGAGCAGTATCATATCCTCCTGAAGTTTCTAAACTGTATTCCACAGCAAAAATAGGATCAGTGAAGCCAGATATCACCCCACTCTTGCTGAGGCTAAGCCCTGGAGGCAGTAGCCCGCCATTGGGCATGAGATAAAATTCTAAGACATCACCGGCTATGAGATCTGTGTCACGTGCTTGCAGTTGAAAGTTTACCTGTGCGTTATCTAAAACAAAATACGCTTCTGCTGGCCCAACATTTAGAAATCCTTCTTGGGTAAGCCATATAGGTCTGTCGCTGCCATCTACTGCGAGGTTGAAAGTTCGATCTTCGAGATCCACACCATCGGAGGCACGAATCACAAATCTACTTTCTGTGTAAACTTTGACCTCAGTAGGCGAACCTTTGATCGCACCGTTGATCAGTTTAAGTCCTCGAGGCAATGAGCCTGCGATAACACTGTAAGTGATAGTGGCTGTGAGATTGGTTGTGGCCTGTAGCGATATATCGATGGATATTCGTTCTGTAAGTAAACCTAAGCTGCCTGCGGGGGTGATCCACGTTATCATGCGATCAATCCTTAAACAATTGTGCCACAGTCTATATCTATTCGTCCAGGCAGTAGAACAGTGCCAAAGTCTATGTTTGCAGATTGTAGAGCTACCTGCATGGCATTGGTGTATGAACCAGTGATAGTTCCGAAATCATAGGAAGTTAGTATGTCTGTAACTGGAACGATAGTTTTAAAACTTATAGTAGATCCAAATGCAGTGACTTCGATGTCTTTTCTACTGGTTGTTGACCCCGGAGCAGCTACTCCTGCCATGGTGATCTGTTGATATGTACTGGCCAGCATGACCCCGGCATCTGTGTCTATTCTGATAAAAGCATCTGGAGCAGTGTTGTTAACAGTGATAGTGTCGGTGTTTTCATTTAACAGCATCTTTGTGCCAGACACTAATTTTTTAAATTTTAAATCAGCGCCTACTTTTTCTTTGAAAACACCCACACCTGTTGCGCCGACGTTAGTGGCAGTGATCGTTAGCTGAGTGCTGAGATCACTAAAATTAGCATTTACCTTTTGGAACGCGGTGCGTAGATCATCGCCTAGGCCGTCGTTTACTACATTTCCGATATTAATTGTTTGTATGCTCATGATGCGCTCTCTTTAGTATATTTACCGTTAAATTATCTTACCCAATACCAAATAACGCCAGGGCTACCACCATCTTGGATTGTGGCCAACCACGGTGCTGGTTCCCATCCGCTACACGCTATCAATGTCCCCCACCAACCGCCGCGGAATCCGTCTGTGGTTAACCAACCGTGGTTGATGCCAATACCGACCCAAGGCATACGTGCTTCCATGGCATCGTAATGATAATCCCACGTTTGACCAGTGTCATTGTTGCCAAACCGTGCTAATTCTGTAATGTTCTTGCGCCAGCCGGGTGTGCCCAACTGTTCATCACCCATGTCAGCACTTTCGTTAGTTTGAGTAAATGAGTATGCTTCGTTGGCAGTCCACGCACCACCCAGTGAAGCGTGTTCACGAGCAGTGATCATAAAATCAAATCCTGAGTCTGCTCGTTTAATCTTATTAGCCCAACTTAAGATGCTGTAGTTTTGTTCAACTGAACGATTGTTGTATGCGGCCAGTTGAGTAGGGCAAGTGGTAGCGTTGCGACTAAACACTTGTTCTTCTGTCCAGCTACTAATAGAATTTTGTACGATCAATGTCCATCCACCACCCAGTGTAGTCATGTCACAGTAGACTTGTACAGGGTCGCCATTGTTGAAGTCATCATTGCGAATCCAGTACACACCATCTTCACTGTCTGGATAATCTTGTTTAATCTGCCAAGCACTGGTGCTGTATTCGTCTCTAGTCAATCCAGTGTGTAATCCCAGTGCTAGATTACGTGCTTTAAGTGCGGCCTTTTCACGTGCTATAATCGCCAACTCGGTTGTGCGTAGTGAAGCAGTTAATGTTGTTCGATCACTAATGCCCAGCGTGTCATAATAATTTAATATAGTTTCGTTACTTACAACATCGCTATCTGTATTTTGTAAAGACTCGTGTAGTGTGTCAAAGTTTTCATTGACAGTATTAATAACATCAACTAGGGGATTAGCAGGATGTAAATCATTTAGTTCTAATTTCTTAAATGTCATAGGATTCTCAAAGTTTTCATTGACCGTATTAATAACTTCAACTAATGGATTAGCAGGATGCAAGTCGTTGAGTTCTAGTTTTTTAATAGTCACTGTATTCTCTCTTACCAGTTAGTACCGGTCCACGCTACACGGACCCAAATGTCAGGTGTACCAATAGTACAAGGCTGATTGGCTGTTAACCCAATGCTGGTTCCTCCAATCTGATTAACAGTCAGTAGCCAAGTTGGTTGCCCACCTTCTGTACTTGCTTGAACATTAGTAATTAATCCTTCGCCGACAACCCCATATCCATAAAGATGATCGTTGATTAAGGGTGTTCCCGCAGTTTGATATACTTCAAATGTGCTTCCACCGGTTTGAGAAACAGCCGCAGTGTAAGTAACCAACGGTCTAAAATCACTTTTACAGTAATAAATGTAAGGGTCGGTGAATACCACCATGCCTTCTAGATCTCCGGCAGCACCATAGCTGTGTTCCGGCACAGTTCCGTTAGGGAATGTTGTCCTGCCAGTTGAGTCAAAGTCCCATTCGTATTTTGCACCGCCTCCACCGCCATACGCCTTAATCCTTACCTCACCGGGCAAGATTGTAATAGTGTTGTCATCTGATTGGTATAGTTGTATTCCGCCAACATTAGTTCTAATTTGTTCGCCGTTGGTGAATGTCAAATTGCCAAGGGAGCTATCAAGGCTAACTGTTTTACTACCGTTGACTAGGCTTGATACTGTTGTGCTACCTGTCCAGGCTGTGGTTTGATTGGTGCCATCTGGAAATACTAAATCACCATCTTCACCAAAACTCCATCTGCGTAGTGTTGAGTCTGCAAGGTTGATGTCAATGTTGATATTACCGTTGCTCTTGATATCACCTGGGAATGTTAAACTACCATCTGTGCCAAAGGTCCATCCGCGAGCAGTCTCACCACTGTAGGTATATATTTGAACATCTTTGTCAACAGCACCGTCTATGAGAAATGCATCTGTTCCGTCAGCGGTGGCAATCGTGGTGCCTTGGGGGAATGTTAATGCACCACTGTTGTTAAACTCCCAGTAATTGGGTCCAGGGCCGCCATTGGCACCTGTTGCTATTCTAACACTTCCCAAATTTCCAGAATTTACATATACAGCCGCTAGGTTGCTGGTCTCAGCGTTTTCTAGATCTTCTATCCACACTATTTGAACTGCGCCATTTGTTCCTTGTGCTACAACAGCAAATGCTTCGTCCTCGTTGGCTATAATAGCATCTGAGTCTAGTGATGCGCCAATACGGGTACGACCACCAGGCAATGTTAACACACCATCTGAACCAAGGCTTACTGTGTTAGCACCGTTGACCAATGTGCTTCCGCCACCGCCACCTGCAATTTGATTGCCGTCGACTGTTAAATTGCCGTTAGCATCTATTCCTAATGGAACACCACCAATATAAATTGTGTTGTTGCTGACATAGAGGCTGCGCCAAGGCAGTGTGCTTGAACCTAGATCGCCACCATTGGCAGTCTGGGGCAGGATATCCCCACCCACAGACAGGTTGCTGGTTATGGTAGTAGCTTGATCAATCACAATGGCAGTGCTGTCTGTGGTACTCAGTGTACTGCCCGCAAATTCAAAGGCACCTAGATTTAATGTTCCGTCACTGTTCAATCCTAGTGCTGTATACAATTCTGTAAAGTTAGCATTGACTTTTTGAAACGCAGCTCGTAGGCTATCGCCCTTCTTGTCGTTAGCTGCGGTACCTACGTTGATATTCTGTTTTGCCATTTATCGCTCCAATTATGCCAATGC